CGATGAGTACATCGAACCGCTTCCCTTTTATGCTATATTGGGATAATTGATAAATATATAATTAAGAGATAAATTATGCCAGTAAAACAAGACTCAATCAACCGTGAATTATATGGAATGCTAAAAAGTCGTGGATATCGCCCGGACATGTTTACCAGTGCCGGAAAGAAAGTAGCTATTCCTGATGAAGCAGAAGCATTTCAATTTGACTTCATTAAAGACGGGGAAAACTACGGAAAAGTCACTGTTACCGTAGACGGATTACATAGACTTATTATCTATTACGGTGATGATGTTGAGGCTAGTCCTAAAGCAGATAGCCATGACAGTGAGAGTTTTAATAGTTTAAGAAAACACTTAAAAAGATTCGCAAAGAGTAAACAACTTGGATTTGAACTAAGCGATATTGATGATTTGGAGCCCGATATGGCAAAACGTGAACACAATCAAAAAGACAAATTAGCCGAAGGCTATTACGCTATGGGTAAAGCAAAAAGCTATAGCGACAATGTACCTTCAACAAAAATCATTCTTCAACATAGTAGACAAATTGAAGAAGGTGAGAAAAGATATAGAAACATCGCTAAGATTTTCGTAGAGAACACACAGGGTGAAAGATTCTTAGTTCCTACAAACAAGCCAGGATTAGCACGTGTATATGCTAGACACATCGCAGAAGGCGGAACACCTTATGATGAGCGTGGTCAACATATCACTAATATTTGTGAAGAATACAGTAAGATGGCAGGATTTGTTCGTGCCACAAAGAATAAGCAATTTAATGAATCAGTTCAACAATTGATAAGTGAAGGAATTAACCATTATGGTAGTTTGCGTGAAACATTACATAAAATGGCAGGCAAGCGAGGATACAGAGAATATTTTGAAAATTATACACCTGCATTAATGGAAGATGAAAACGTATATGATTTAAGTGAAATGTTTATGCAAAGTTCACTTGATCCACGCATTGAATCAGTAATGCCAATATTAGGTAAACTAAACAAAAACATTAGTGAAACAAAATTAAAAGAAGTAGATGAATTATCTGAATGGGCTAATGATGTAATAGAAGGCATTGTTGCATCACCTACTATGACTGCACCTAAAGTTAAAAAAATAGCTGAAACTGATATGGAAGAAAATGATGATGGTAATTTTGGAAAACTTCCAGCTTCTCAACAAGCATCACCTCAAGCAGTTCAACAGGCTAAAGATATTATTCAACAAAAAGCAGACCAGAACATTATAGGTATGGCTAACATAACAGGAACTATTCCTGAACCATTAAAGACTGAAGGCAAAGACGATGACGATGACGAAGATGATGGACTAATTGCTGGTCGTTATACCCAAGACGAATGGGATGCTATGTTGAATCGTGTTAAACAATTAGCACATAAGCAAGAAGCTGAAAAGGCTAAACAACAAGATAAAGATTTGGGTGAAGGGCTAGATAGCGACCAAGAGGCAGCAGGTCAATTAGGTCCTACTGAGAAAGTTAAAAATAACAATATCGGTAAACTAGTTGGTGCAAATGAAAGTGTTGACCCAGAATTAATACACATCAAACGACTATCCGGTATTTAAAAGGGTAAATTAAACCGCACTTTTTTGTGCGGTTTACCACATCTGGCATAAATACTATTGACATATACAGAAAGTATGCTAAACTATCTTGTATGTTAGTTGTCTCATAGGGAGACAGCGAATAATAAACAGAGACCATCTCAATTTTATAAGGAAAAATATTATGGCATCATTAGCAGACATTCGTGCTCGTATCGCGGCACAAGAAAACAAGTCAGGGAACAACGGTTCTACAAAACAATCTGACAACTCAATCTACCCCCACTGGAATATGGACGAAGGCACAACAGCGTCAATTCGTTTCTTGCCAGATGCAAACGGTAACAACACGTTCTTTTGGGTAGAACGTCAAATCATCAAACTACCATTCAATGGTGTTAAGGGTGATCCAAACGTAAAGCAAATTCAAGTACAAGTACCATGCGTTGAAATGTACAACGATGGATCTTCTTGTCCAATCTTGGCAGAAGTTCGTCCATGGTATAAAGACGAAAGTTTGAAAGAAATGGCAAACAAATATTGGAAGAAGCGTAGTTATATTTTCCAAGGTTTTGTTCGTCAAAATCCAATTGGTGATGATGCTACTCCTGCGAATCCAATTCGTAAGTTTATCATCAGTCCACAAATCTTTACAATCATCAAATCAAGTTTGATGGATCCAGAAATGGAAGAATTGCCAACTGACTTTATGCGTGGTCTTGATTTCAACGTTAAGAAAACAACTAAAGGTGGTTATGCTGACTACTCAACTAGTAGTTGGGCACGTAAAGAATCAGCATTGACACAACTTGAACAAGATGCGATTGCCGCACACGGTTTATTTGATTTGACAGATTTCTTGCCTAAGAAACCCGGTGAAGCAGAATTACGCATTATGAAAGAAATGTTTGAAGCAAGCGTAGATGGTAAGCCTTACGACAATGAGCGTTGGGGTAATTACTTCCGTCCATATGGTTTAGAAGCACCTGCAGGAACGACAGCGGTACAACCAACAGCTACTACTGAAACTAGAGCACCCGCGACTGCACCCGTAGCAGAGTCTGCACCATTTGATACGGACGAGCCTGAATCAACATCTACTCCAATAGTAGTTCCACAAGCTCCTAGTAGTGATAAAGCACAAGACATTCTTGCAATGATTCGTGCTAGACAAGCAAAGACTGCTTAATGTAATAGAGAACGGGAAACCGTTCTCTCCTAAGGGAGAATACTATGACATTACCAGACGAAAGATACCGAGCAATTAAGCAGGGTAAAAAACTATTAGAAGAACTATGTGATCCAGGTAAAACACCTAGGGTCCCTAGCATAGTCCGAGACAGGGCAAGAGCCGCTTTGCGTCATTATCCACATGATTATGAAATTGATACAATAGCACAAAATTGTCCTGAGTTGTTAGATAAAGAACCGTTTAGTGTTGATAAACTAAACAAACATATTGGAGAGAAAATTGGCAAAACCATTTGATGTATCAAAATTTAGAAAAGAAATTACAAAAAGTATAGAAGGATTAAGCATTGGATTTAATGACCCTACTGACTGGGTTTCAACAGGAAATTATGCTCTTAATTATCTCATTAGTGGTGATTTTAACAAAGGTGTTCCTTTGGGAAAGGTTACTGTATTCGCTGGTGAATCTGGTTCCGGAAAAAGTTATATTTGTTCCGGTAATCTTGTTCGTCACGCTCAAGAACAAGGCATATTCGTTGTTCTTGTGGATAGCGAAAATGCGTTAGATGAAACATGGTTGCATAATCTTGGTGTTGACACCGCAGAAGAAAAATTGTTAAAATTAAATATGGCTATGATTGATGACGTAGCCAAGACAATCAGCAAATTTATGGCTGATTATAAAACATTGCCTAGTGATGACAAACCCAAAGTGTTGTTTGTTATTGATAGTTTAGGAATGTTATTGACACCAACTGACGTTAACCAGTTTGATGCAGGTGATATGAAAGGTGATATGGGTCGTAAACCTAAAGCACTCACATCACTTGTTCGTAACTGTGTCAACATGTTTGGTAGTCACAATGTAGGATTGGTTGCTACTAATCATACGTATGCATCACAGGATATGTTTGACCCTGACGATAAAATCTCAGGTGGACAAGGTTTTGTGTACGCAAGTTCAATTGTTGTTGCTATGAAGAAACTCAAATTGAAAGAGGATGAAGATGGTAACAAGATTAGTGATGTACGTGGTATTCGTAGTGCATGTAAAATTATGAAAACACGTTATGCTAAACCTTTTGAAAGTGTTCAAGTTAAGATTCCATATGATACAGGTATGAGTCCATATAGCGGTCTTGTTGACTTGATTGAAAAAGCAAACATGCTTAAAAAAGAAGGCAACAGTTTGGTATACACAACCGAAGATGGCGAAATTATTAAGAAATTTCGCAAAGCATGGGAAAGTAATACTGATGGTTGCTTAGATAAAGTAATGATTGAATATCAATCAAAACCGGGCAAAACGATAAGTAATCTAGTAGCAGAAGGAGAACCCACAGAATGAGTTTAGATTTTGTTTCGGAAGTATGGGACGCACTGCGTGACCATATTGACCTTAATGAGCGTATGACAGCGGCTGACACTTTGGTTAATCTTTTAATTGATAACAATTATGAAGTCGAAGAAATCAAAGAAGCATTTAGAGACAAAGATATAACCAGAGCATTGAAAGATTATGCTAAGGAACATTTTGTTGAAGAAGAATACGAAGAAGACCAAGACGAAGACCAAGACGAAGATTGGAATTAAATGTCATCAAATTGGTACACAAGGATCACTTACGACCTTAGTGTGATACCCGATTTCATTACCCATTATGAATCAGAAATGATTTCTGCTAAACAAGATGTTAGGATATATGGGAATGTTGAAAAAAACATAAGTGCCCTACCGGGTATCACAGAACAGAGGTTCAACCAGCTACAAGAGATTGAGGCTGTGTTGAATTATTTGAACATTCAACTCAGGAAAATTCGCCGAAAACATTTTCAAAAATATTTAGAAGCGTATAATAGAGCATTGACAAGTCGGGATGCTGAAAAGTATGTTGATGGCGAACAAGAAGTGATTGACTTTGAAACACTTATCAATGAAGTAGCATTACTACGCAATAGATGGTTAGGCATTATGAAGGCTTTGGATAGTAAGAATTTTATGTTAGGGCATGTAGTTCGCTTAAGAGCAGCCGGCATGGAAGATATATCATTGTAAATTAACGGAAAGAGATAACATGACACGTATCACAAAATCATTATTTGGATCAAACGGTAGCAACATTAATAACATTCAATTACACTCTATAACAAATGGTGCTAATGATTGGTTATTGGGCATGACCGACGTACACCCTGAAGTTAAAAAATATGAGATGTTTGAATCTCCTGAAGATACTTTGGCATTAAGTATCGCATGGAAGCGTTTACGTGATAATAACAAGGCCAATGATATTGGTAAATTACTTGATAGAAAGTTGTTCGATCATATTAAGCAAGAAGATAAAGACAAGGCAAATGAGATCCGTGACTACTACAGCAAAAAAGTTATGATGTGGAAATTGAAGGGTGATGGTAAACTTACTCCTTATCGCAACGACATGAATCAGTTTGTACATAGTAATGGATTGGTAGTAAAAGAAAACATGTTTGGTTTGATTTACTATTTGCCTATTTTTTATGAGTATGATTTGAATTTAGATAGTGTTCGTGGTCAAGTCAATATAAATCAAAAATTTAAAAAACTTGATGATGAACGTAAACCACATATGTTAGTTATCACAGAAGATTTGACACCTATTACAAAATTCAAAAAGCACAATAAAAAAGGTACAACAACACAATATTGGTTGAAAGATGCTACTATGAATGCTGGTGTTATGATATCAGTAGATAAAGGCAACAGTTTAGAACACTTGTGGGAGTATATGTTTGATAATGAAAAAGTATTAAAAATCAAAGGTAGATATATCCGTCGATGTATTGACGATTTTGAATACTATAGAATTGACAATTGGGAACTTGCCAAAGGTTGACAATAAATCCGACTGGCTATATAATACGTGTATTAATCAAATAAAGGAACAAAAAATGACTCTTAAACAAAAAGCAATTTCACAGACTATCGCAATTATCTTAGGTATTGTGGGCGGATCACTATTACTGAATGTAATACTTTTCTATACACCCGTTGTCATATTGCAGTATGCATTTGGCATCGCCCTAATAGGATTTTTAGTCTATGGTATTTACGGTCTTGTTTATTCACGACTTGAGTATACTGACAAATTGGAACAAATTAATTCCAAAACTTGACAATAAATCCAAAATCGTATATAATATATTTTTTATTGATTGAAAGGTAACGCATGTCTAGTACTGTTCGCATTGTTTCAGGTTCTTATCGCAAAGCCCCTATCAAAGGTCAAGTTTTTACACTTGTTAAAGGTTATCAACTTGGTTCTAAGGGCGGCTTTGTTACTGTTAAAAATGAGGGACAATTTCCCGGTCGTAGTGAAGAACTACGTATTCAAGTGGATAATCAACAAATGTTAGAATTTATTTCAGGTGACACATCTATAGTTAATGATGTTCAGGAAAACGAAACTGAACAACAAGCAATGGATCGCATTGCCGAGCGTTTCAGTGTTTTAGATGAAATGGCAAGTGCATGTATTCAAGGTAATATTCGTGCTATGATTGTATCAGGTCCTCCTGGAGTTGGTAAAAGTCACGGTGTTACTATGCAAATGGAAAAAGCTAGTATGTTTGATAAAATTGCAGGCAAACGCCCTCGCTTTGAAATTGTCAAAGGTGCAATGTCAGGTATTGGTTTGTTTGCTACACTATACAAATATAGTGATAGTAAAAATGTATTGGTCTTTGATGATTGTGATGTGTGGGAAGACCAAGATGCACTCAACGTATTGAAAGGTGCATTGGACAGTGGTAAAACTCGTAGAATCAGTTGGAACAAAGATTCACGTATCTTACGTGAAGAAGGTGTACCTAACACTTTCAATTTCAACGGTTCTGTGATTTTCATTACCAACTTAAACTTCAATGACCGTCGTAGTGCTAAAATCAAGGCTCACTTGGAAGCATTGCAAAGTCGTTGTCACTATCTTGACCTGACTATCAACAGTGAACGTGACAAAATGTTGCGTATCAAACAGGTCAATCGTGATGCTGATGGTGGTTTGTTTACTGACTATGATTTTACTCAGGAACAGTCTGATGCTATCATATCATTCATGTGGGATAATCATAATAAATTGCGTGAAGTGTCCTTGCGTATGGCATTGAAGATTGCTGATTTGGTTAAAATCAGTGAAAACAATTGGCAAAATCTCGCTAAAGCGACATGTATGAAAGACTAATAGTATACGCCGTGTGAAGGCAAGAGGGCAATATCAATAAGTCCCTCACCTAATTTGAGACTATGGTCTCTTTTTTTACCTCTATGGTTGACTGTTACCGAGCATAAGTATATAATAACTAAATGATAAAAGTGACACCTACTACAAAAGAACAATTAATTTATTATCTTTTGCAAAACATAAATTTAGGAACCTATGACAAAAGATTTCTTGAAAATATAACGGTAAGTTATGTTGACCTTAAAAAACCCTTGACCAGTAACCAAGCTAATTTACTAGATAAGGTAGCAGTAAGATATCACAGACAATTAGCAAAATTGGAAATGGACAGCACTAAATTAGTGAAACTACCATGGTCAATTCAACCAATTGAAAGTTTACCTCAGTATACTGAGGTTCATTTAGATTTGATTGATGACACTCTTGTATTACGTTGTCCGTATAAAAAAGAATTTGTAACTCAATTTAAAAAGAATGAGATTGGTGCTCAATGGGATAGTGAATCTCGT